CTATTACCCGACGCTGCAGTACCGCGACAGCGCGCCGGGTATGCGCGAAGCCGAGATGATGCGTCAGCGCCGCCAAGCTTTGGCCGAGGAAGAGCGTTTCCTTCAGCCCAAAACCGCCGCTGAAGTCGGCATTCCCGAGCAGGAGCCCAGCTTCCAGCAGAAGCTTGACGGCATGAGCATGGGCGAGAAGTTGAAGATGCTGCTCGACAACCTGATGGGAAATCGCTGATGGGCCTGCTCGATGACTTTGGCGAGTACCTGCGCCGCTCAGGCCGCAATCTCGGGATGGGGGCCGACGCAGCCCTCGCCAACGCTCAGGCCAACAACGCCCGCGCCCGCGACAGCGCCGACGCCGTAGGGCTGCTGATGCGGGGAGCCGACCTCAATCCCGAGCAGCAGGACGCCCTGCACAACCCGCCCTACGGCGGCTTCGGCACCGATGCGGGTGTGCCGGGCGGCGGTTTGCTTGGCACCTTCGCGGGCATCAAATCGGCAACCGCCAACAAGCAGATGCTGGGCAAGGCCAAAGCGGCGATCAAGCGCGGTATGGACCCGGATGAGGCGCGCCAGAAGTTCGGCTGGTTTCAGGACCCGACCGGCGACTGGAAATATGAGATCAGCGACCACAAGGCCCAACTCGCGACCGACGAAACAGGCCGCTATCACCTCGATCACCCGGAGCTCCGCCGGGCCTATCCCGATCTGACCGGCAGCCTGAAGATTGACGAGATGCCCGGCACCGATGGCCTCGGGCGCTCCAATCCGACCGTGGCGGACTACACACCCTCGACCAACACCGCCCGGATTAATCCCAGTCAGGCCGAGGATCGCGAAGCCGCCCTGCGCGCCCTGATGCACGAGGTGCAGCACGGCGTTCAGGAGGTTGAAGGCCACAGCCCCGGCAGCAGTCAGGTTTCCCCCGAGGTTGGGCATCTGGTCGGCACCGAGTACTGGCCGCGCTACGAGCAGATCGAGAACGATATCGCGCTCGCCCGCCGGTTCCGCGAGAACGTCCTGAACCGCAATCCCGGCATGACCCTGGAAGACTTCGACAAGCGGCATCCCGACTGGGCGAGCAAGCATGACGCGCTGCTGGCCGACCGCCGGAACCTGCCCGATGTCAGCCAGTGGACGTTCGATAAGTACAACTCGGCCCTGGGCGAAGTCGAGGCGCGCGACACCATGAACCGGCTGCGCCTGACGCCCGATCAGCGCAAGGCGGCACCCCCCTACCGGGGCGAGGGCATCCCACAGGACCAGATCTGGGACGTGCGCGATGTCACCCGCCAGTTACCCCGCGCCGCCGACGACCCGCAGAGCTTCCAGGGCCTGCTGAACCGGACGCTGGGCACGTCGCCCGAAACCAAGGGCGCGTTGCTCAGCCTGCTTGGCGTCCCCTTCCTTCCCAGCGACACGCAGTAATCATGACCGACGAAGAATTGGAATTGCGCCGCGAAGTTTCGCGGGCCGAAGTCGCGCGCTTGATCATCGAAGATCCGTTGCTGGTCGCCGCCTTCGAGGCGCTCGACGTGCGCTTCGTTTTGGCATGGCGCAACAGCCCGGCGGACGATCCCGCCCGGCGCGAACGCCTGTGGCATCACGTTCAGGCGCTGGCCGAAGTCCGCGCCGAACTCGAAACCGTCCTGGCCGATGGCCTGCTCGCGCGCGAGCGGCTCGAAGTCTTGCGCGACGGCACCAACACGCAACCCTGATCCGTCACTCGCAAACTTTTGAAGAGACGGCGCAGCCCTCCCCACTCCGGAAATTCCGGAGTGAACCCTAGACCACGAGAGAGAGCATGGACGACGTGAACGCCAACCCGGCAGCCGGGAGCGATAGCACAACTGCGCCTGATCCTGTGGACATGATCAGTGACTTGCTGGAGCGGGAAGACGGCCCGCCAACCGCCAAGCCGCGTGATCGCAACGGGAAGTTTACTTCCCAGCAGCAGCCCGATCCCGAGCCGGATGAGATCCCGACCCCGGAGCCGGGACCGGAAGAGCCGCCCGTTGAGGACGGCGACGAAGACGGCGAAGCGCCCGAAGCTCCGGAAGAACCCGAAGCGGAACCGGAACTGTTCACGGTCAAGGTTGATGGCCGCGAGCAACAGGTCACCCGTGACGAGTTGCTGAACGGCTACCAGCGCCAAGCCGACTACAGCCGCAAAACCGCAGAACTGGCAGAACAGCGCAGAGCCGCTGAAGCCGAATACCAGCGTGTTACGGCGGAACGACAACACTACGCGAACTCCCTCGATCAAGTCGCCTCCCTGCTCGAACGCTCGCTTCCGCCGAAGCCAAGCCTCGACATGCGCACCGTGGACCCCATCGGATACCAGAACGCGAAAGAGGACTGGGAAATCCGGGTCGGGCAACTGCGTGCCGTCCTGTCCGAGCGCGATCAGGCGCAGCAGCAAATGCAGAGCCACGCCACAGCGATGCAGAAGCAATCGCTGGCGCAGGCGCGCGTGGCCCTTGTCGAGATGCTGCCTGAATGGAAACGACCTGAAACAGCCAAGGCTGAGCAACCCAAAATCGCACAGCACTTGCGGACACTCGGCTATGCGGATCATGAGATTGATGCCGCCGCTGACCCGCGCGCAATCGTGATGGCACGGGAATCGATGCTCTATCGCCAGCTACAGGCGTCCAAACCGGCAGTCCAAAACAAACTCGCGACAGCCCCCCGAATGGTCAAACCCGGAGCCGCAGGACCTGCGCCCGACCAGAAAAAGGCTGTCATTGGCAAAATTCAGCGCAGCGGCGGAAAGGACATAGACGCGGTTGCGCGCCTGATCGAATTGGGCTGACCCCATGGCCGTACCTACCAACACAGCACAAACCTACCAAAGCACAGTCATCAAAGAAGACCTGTCGCAAATCGCGGAATTGATCGCGCCAACAGAGACTCCCTTCCTTAGCGCGATCAAGAAGGGTACCGCAAGTAGCACCCACCCCGAGTGGGTAACCGTAGATTTAGCGGCAGCGGTAGATACTAACGCTGAGATTGAAGGAAACGATGTCACTGCCGATGCTATGACGGAAGGCGTACGCCTTTCGAACTATACTATGATCTCGGACAAGGTAGCCCAAGTGTCTAGTACGCGCGAGAACGCGGACGAGGTGGGCGACCTCAACAAGATGTCCAAGCAGGTGGCCCTGAAGACGCAGGAGTTGAAGAGGGACATAGAAAAACAACTTCTGAGCAACAAGGTGGGCGTTGCCGGTTCCGCCAGCGTGGCGCGCCAGTCGGCATCGTTCCCGAGCTACCTGCAGACCAACGTGAGCCGTGGGACCAGCGGCGTGAACCCGGTCCTGTCGGGCACGACAACCGGCTACCCGACAACGGCGGCTGTCGATGGCACCGCGAGAGCTTTGACGGAAACCTTGCTCAAAACCGTCATCGCCTTGGTGTGGAACAGCGGTTCCGATCCCACGCTGGTGTTCGTCGGTTCGGCCAACAAGCAGTTGATCTCCGCTTTCACCGGCAATGCGACCACTTTTAGGGAGATGACCTCCCGGAAGATCGTCGCGGCCATCGACATCTACACATCGGATTTCGGTGAGCTTCAGATTGTCCCGTCAAGGTTGATGAGGACGAGAGATGTTCTAATCGTTGATCCGACCAAGATCGAAATCGCGTACTTCCAGAAGATGCAGCAGACGCCACTGGCGAAGACCGGCCATAGCGAGAAACGGATGGTGTTCTGCGAGTACTGCTCAAAGGTGGCCAATGAGCGGGCTCACGGGATCGTGGCCGATACCGGCGGCTGATGCTTCTCGGATCCACTCCGGAAATTCCGGAGTGGAGCGTCCGATGGCTGATCGTAATCAAGGAAACGGGCGGCTCATCAGCCGCCTTTTTTACAGGGGGAATCCATGGCGAAGAAACTCGTTGAAGAAGAAGCCACAGACGAAAACGCCGTTGTCGAGGGCAACGATGCCCCGGAGCATGACAAGCATGGCGAGTTTGGCGAACCCGGCAAGACGCCGGACACCGAAGACATTCTCAACACCGACGGGGCCAAGGCGCTCTCGCCCAACATCACGGTTTCCGGCACCAAGCCGGACGGCCAAGGCGGGCAGGAGCTTCTGGACACGGTAGATCCCGACGTCGCCAACGCCGCCTTGCTGCCACCCAAGCCCGCCAAGGCACCGCAGAACCCGTCACAGGCACCGGAGCCCGCCGGACCAGAACGGCTGATTGTCGGCAGTCGTCTCGAACCAGACTTCACCCGGAGCACGCCGGGCGCGTTCCGGGAGAGGGTGAAGTCTGGTTCGAGACGACTGCCGACAATCAGCCGTTCTGGTCCGGCGGGCCGCTCCAGAAGGGCGACAAAGTCGTCATGACGAAAGAGGAAGCCGAGCTTTTGGTGCAAACCAAAGCCGGACATATCGTCTGATGGAGACGCGCTACGTTGAAGACGAGATGACCGGCGACCTCACCGTCATTCGCGGTGAGGATGTCGGACCCAATCTGGAAATCAACAAGGCGCTGTACACTTCGGGCGACGGGTATTCCCCGTCGCGCGAGTGGCGGCGCACCGCCAGCATTCCGATGTCCATCGTGGAAAAGTGGCGCAATGAATTGGGCGTCGATGTGCTCAATCCAGATCACCTGCCCGCCGTTCGCCGCCTGCTGAACAGCAGCGAATATCTGTACCTTCGAACAGCACCTGGGAGGCTTTGAATGCCCGCACCGCCCATCATGCGCATCAGCGACGGCACAACGCAGACCGTGGCGGTGTCGGGCACAAGCGCCCAGTCAACCGCGATCACCGCCAGCAGCGGCTATGTCCGGCTGTTCGCGACGACGCTGTGTCACATTCGGGCGGGCTCCAACCCGACCTCGACAACCAGCAACATGCCGTTGGCTCCCTATGTCCCGGAGTACTTCGCGGTAAGCAGCGGCCAAAAGATCGCCGCCATCCAGAACGCCGCCGCTGGCACTTTATACATTACGGAGGTCACTGTCTGATGATCGCCGGTCCCGGCAGGCTGATGATCCCGTTCGCGGCGATGGGCAATCCTGTGCCGTCGTTCGATCTCAACTATTCCAGCGCAATGGCGCTGGCCGGGAGTGAGACGTTCACGCGGGCAAGCGCCGCTTGGTACTACAATTCGAGCGGCGTGCTGACGAGTGCCGCGACCAACACGCCGCGCTTCGATTACGATCCGGCGACGCTGGCGGCCAAGGGGTTGCTGCTGGAGACCGAGGCGCGGACAAACCTCTGGCTGAATAATCAGGCGGTCGCATCGTGGACATCCTTGGGCGATACCGTGATCACGTCAGACACGGCGGTCGCCCCGGACGGCACGACCACCGCCGACACCATTACGATGGGGGCCAGCGGCACGGTGCCTGGGTCCAACATCACGATGGTGGCGGCGACCACCTACGCCATCTCGATCCACATCAAGGATGGGGCCACCTCGGCTTGGCTGCGTTGCCGTATCGCGACATCGGCAAGTTCGGTGAGCGGCTATTTCAATCTCTCAACCGGGGCGGTCGGCGCGCTAGGGGCGGGAATGAGCGGCGCTCGCGTCGATACCCTGGCGAGCGGCTGGAAGCGGTACAGTTTCTTGTACTTGCCAGCCGGCGGCGACGAGGGTTCGCGCTCCTTCTCGTTCTGCGGCGTCACGGCCAACAGCGGCGGCACGGCGGGCGGCGCGTTCACGGTCTGGGGCGTTCAAGTCGAGGCGGGATTGTCCGTCACGAGTTACATGGGCGTGACGGCGGGCTCGACAATCACCCGCGCCGCCGATGTCTGCGCCGTCACATCGCTGGGGGCATGGTTCAACGCGTCGGCGGGGACGCTGTTCGCCTCCTTCACGCCTCTCGCCGTCACCTCCGGGACGCAGACAATCGTTTACTTGGATGACGCGTCATCCAACGAGCGGCTGGGAGTCAGGTCAGCCACGGGCACCCTTGGGGGCGTGGTGGTCGATGGCGGCGTGGTGCAGGCGACCGTGTCGAGCGGCACGCAGACGGTAGCCGCCACCAAGGTAGCCATCGCCTACGCCGCCAACGACATCGGATTTGCCGCTAAGGGGGTGGCGGGAACCCCTGACACGTCAGCCACCCTGCCGACCGTGACCACCCTCAAGATCGGCGCGCGCATCAGCACGACCGAGCCGATGAATGGTTGGTACGCGCGGGTGTCCTATTACAACACCCGTCTATCCGATGCCGTCCTGCAGAGGATCACCACATGAGCCTATCGACCTACGCGGGGCTGCTGGCGTCGGTTGCTGGCTGGCTGATGCGCGACGATCTGACGGCGGTAATCCCGGACTTCGTGACGCTGGCCGAAGCCGACATGAATCAGCGTCTGCGCCTGCGCCTGATGCTGACCAGGGCCACAACGACGGTAGGAACCGACGGTTACGAGGACTTGCCCAGCGACTTTTTGCAGATGTACCGGATAACGCTGGACGGTATCGAGCTTGAGTTCTCCCCAACGGGGCTGATGGCGGGCTACCTGCTCGACTATGCCGGGGATCCACAAACCTACTACTGCGTCACGGGCGATCAGGTTCAATTCGCCCCGGCCTCGGGATCGACTCCCGGCCTGCTGGAACTGACCTATTACGCCAAACCGACCGCACTGAGCGACAGCAACACCACCAACCGCATTCTGACAGCCTCGCCGGGGATCTACCTGTACGGCGCGTTGCTGCATGCCGCGCCCTACCTGGGCGACGATGCGCGCGTCCAGACCTGGGGCCAACTGTACAGCCAAGCGTGCGATGTGCTGCAGGCTGCCGACGATGCCGCCGAGTTCAGCGCCGGGCCGCTGGTCATCCGGTCAGCCTCAACGGAGATGTGCCCGTGACGACATGGACAAACGTGACTGACGGATCGCTATCGGCTGCCAACCTCGGCGCGGCGTCCCGTGCCGAAGCCAGCGCAGCCGCCGCGTCAACCAGCGAGAATGCCGCAGCCAACAGCGCCCTCGCGGCAGCCACCTTCGCGAGCGCTGCGGCCTCATCCGCCACGGCTGCGGCCTCGCCTTCCCCAGGCGTTCCGCCGTCCCCAGGCGTTCCTGCGGCACCGGCAGCGGTTGCCGCCCAGGAACACCGGCTGGACGAGCATGGGGCGAAGAAGCCGTAATGGTAACGGTCCCGCGCGACGCACCGGCCTGGGCGCAGCGGTTGGCCGATGACATCACGCATGACTTGGCCGCGCGCGGTGTCCGAGGCTACCCGGTCGTGCTGGCAAGCTTCGTCAAGACCGACTTGCCCGACGCGGCGCGCTGGACTCGCGGGTGGATCTACGTGACGAACGATGTCGGCGGCGCGGTGCCTGCTTTTTCAGATGGGGTTAACTGGAGAAGAAGCACGGATCGAGCGGTGATCAGTTGAACGCGCTATCCGCAAATGTCAATACGTGGGGCGACAGATACGTGATATGCTGCGGCATGGCAAAGAACCATCCGCGCGTGACGATTATTGGTGATGCCGCAGCCACCATGATTGTCTACAAGATCACCAACACAGTAACCGGAAGCGGCTACATCGGCATTTCAACGCGATCACTTGCGCACCGCGTCAGCGAGCACGTTTACGAGGCGATGGGTTGCGGCTCGATGGCTCCACTTCATGTGTCCATGCGAAATCGCGGGCTGGGGGCCTTCACGGCGGAAGTGCTGGAGCGGCATCCCGACATCGACGCGCTGAACGCCGCCGAAATCCGGCTGATTGCCGAGTACGGAACATTCAGCGGACGCGGCTACAACCAGACGGAAGGCGGCGGCGGGTTGATGGGCGTCACGTCCACATGGACGGCGGAGCGCAACAGGGCCAAACGGAAGCTTACCGAAGATGACATTCGGGCGATCCTGCTGGACAGCCGACCCGCGAACGTGATTGCCGCTGAATATGGTTTCGCCGCCAAGAGCACCGTCACCATGATTTGCCGGGGGCAGCGATACAAGGACCTGTACGACAAGGTCTGCGCCACCCTGCCGCCTGAAGTGGTCGAGCGGAACCTCAAGTTCCGGTCCAACCCGCGTCCGCACATGCAGGGCGATCTGCACCACATGCGCCGCAACCCGGATCTGGCGCGACAGGGCGGCGAGAAGAGACGCGGGAAGAAGAATGCCGGGGTTGGCGATGCCAACAAGCATCGGCGGTCTCTGACCGAAGACGATATCCGGATGATCCTGACCGATCCGCGCACCGCTGGCGCGATTGCCTCCGCGTTGGGCAAGGGGCGGACGCTGATCGTCAACATCCGGCAAGGCAAGAAATACACGGACGTTGTACAGAAGATTAAAGCGGAGTTTGATGATGCCCTCAACCCCTAGTACACGTCTACGACTAGAAATGCAAGCGTTGGGTGAAAATTTAAACACCTGGGGCGATACCCGCCTAAACTCGGCGCTCCAGCGGGTGGACGACGCGGTCGCGGGAATTTCGTCGGTCGCCATCGCGGGCGCGGCGACGGTGCTCACATCCGTTAATTACTCCGACGACCAGTCGCGCCGGGCCTGCCTGCTGTTCACCGGGACCCTGACCGTCAACAGTACCGTGACGGTGCCCAACGTCGAAAAACTATACCTTTGCGTCAACAACACGAGCGGCGCGTTCTCGCTGACCCTGAAAACCGCCGCTGGAACCGGCTACGCGCTGCGAAGCGGGCCGCAGTGGGTCTATTGCAACGGCACGGACGTGCTGATCGCGACGCCGCGCCTCGATCAATTGCCGCTGGCGACTGGGTCGGTTGATCTGAATTCGCAGAAGATCACCAACCTGGGCACGCCGAGCGCGACGACCGATGCCGCGACGAAAACCTATGTCGATGCCGTCGCGGGCAGTGCGACAGCGGCGGCGACCAGTGCGACAGCGGCAGCCACATCCGCCACGGCTGCGGCGACCAGCGCCACGGCTGCGGCGACCAGCGCCACAGCGGCGGCGACCAGTGCGACCAATGCGGCGACCAGCGCCACGGCAGCGGCTTCCAGTGCTTCGACCGTGGCGTCAAGTCTGTCAAGCTACGCGACGCTCGCCTCGCCCACCTTCAGCGGCAACATCGGGTTGGGCCGTGCGCCTTACGTCACCACCAACTATACGACCATGGCCATCCAGGGCTCACTAGGCGGCGTGCTCGAATTAATGGACACGGCGGGAACCCTGTTCGGGCGGATTTACTCGGAGCCGACAGACAGCGTCGTTGTCCAGAATTCGCGGGCGGGCGGCAAGATCACCAACCGCATCAGTTCGACCGACCGAACCACGATCACCAGCACGGGGCAGTTCTTCGTTTCGACCGGCGTTACCACAAACCCCGGCGTTGAGGTCAATCCCGGCGGCTACATCTACATTGGCAACAACGCACAGCCGGGCGGCACCGGGCTACTCAACTGCTATCGTTCCGCTGTCTATATCGGCGGGTTGACCCAAAACGGCACGACCGGCGTAACCTTCGCGACATCCTCGGATTACCGCTTGAAGGAACACGTGGAGCCGCTGACCGGGGCGCTTGAGCGGGTGACACAGCTTGCGCCCAAACGATTCAACTTCATTTCGGAGCCGGAACGCTCCCTCGATGGCTTCATCGCGCATGAAGTTCAGCAGATCGTTCCCGAAGCGGTGACCGGCGTAAAGGACGGCGAAATCATGCAAGGTCTCGACGCCAGCCGCCTGATTCCGCTGCTGACGGCGGCTGTGATCGAACTGGCGGCGCGCGTCGAAACGCTGGAGAACGCCTGATGCCGCTGACCAAGATCGACTTGAAGCCGGGCGTCAGCAAGGACGATAGCCCGCTCAGCGCCGAGGGCGGCTGGATCGACAGCGACAAGGTGAGGTTTAGGCAGGGTAAGCCACAGATCATCGGCGGTTGGGAAAAGCTGACGACCTCGACATTCGCGGGGATCTGCCGGGGCCTGCATTCCTGGGCGGGCATCGATGGTATTGCCCGGCTGGCGATTGGCACCCACACCGGCCTGTATCTGTATTATGGCGGCGGGCTCTATAACCTAACCCCGGTTGGCCTGACGACAGGGCTGGAAAGCTCACTCGGCGGCACCGGCTTTGGCACGGGAACGTATGGTACGGGCACCTACAGCGCGCCGACGACCGATGAATTCCGGCCTCGCACATGGAGCCTTGCGAACTGGGGCGAAGACTTGCTGGCGGCACCGCGTCGCGGGCCGCTGTACGAGTGGATCAACGATCCCGGCACGCTGACCACCCCGGCTGCGGTCGTCTCCGGATCTCCTGCCGAAGTCGGTTCGATCTTCGTGTCGGCGGAAAGGATCGTGGTGGCGTGCGGCAGCACGGTTTTCGGCACATCCGACTTTGACCCTATGATGTTGAGGTGGAGCGATCAGGAGGATTCGACCAACTGGACACCCTCGGCGACCAACCAGAGCGGCGATCTGCGGCTTAGCCATGGCGGGCGCATCGTTCGAGGCGTCGCAAGCCGCAAGGGCAACCTGATTTGGA